GGAGACGGGTTGGATCCACATCACTTCGTGGACGCCTCCGGAGACAAGGGTCACATAGGTTCCGGTCTTCTTTCCGGTCGCGTCGGTCGAAGGAGAGAACCGGAGGACGTCGCAAGAGACACCCGCGCCGACGATCTGAGTCGCGACTTGAGCTCTCATAGCGGTTCGGGCGTCAGCGAAGGCGGTCATAAGTCCTCGTCGAGATACTCCGCTCCGTCATGTCCGAACGAGTCGACCCCGTTTTGAATCGACCCGATCGTCTCGCTCGGGATCGACCGGAGTTGCTCGAGGATCGAATCGCGGAACTTAATGAGGACTTCGACCGAGTCCGCTTCGTTAAACGAGACGTCACCGACCCGCCAGTTGGCGATTACGCCACCGGAGAGCTTCGTCGTGATCAGCGCGTTTATCGCGGCGAGATTAGATTCGAGGTCGGTTTGAAGGGACACGTTAGTTATCTGCCTTCGCTTCCATATAGACGGTGTAAGAATCCCCCGCCGAATGGCCGATCGTCGTGAATAGGATGTTCCCTGTGTGTCCCGTCGACTGAGGATCTACGATCGGACCCGCTTGCTTATCCGCGTCGTATTCTCCGTCTCCGGCGAGGATCATCACGCGGTCGTCCGTGTTCGCGTCGAAAAGGACCGCAATCCCTTCGCCCTGAACGTTCCATTTGAGCTTTGTGATTTTGAGTCGGGTAGGTGTATTTTGCAGGGCGGCGGTCGATACCTTTACGACGGCCGATTCGCCGCTACCGTCAGAGGTTCCGGTAAAAAGGAAAGCGTAGTTGCTTCCCCAAGTCCCTCCGGTGTTTCGCATGATCTTTGACGTGACGGTGTCGGCGGCTCGCGCCGAGCCAACGACCGCAGAAACTAAAAAAAGCGCGGCGATAAATCGTTTAAGTCTTCCCATGTTAGCCTCCGAGAAAATAACGACGAGGCCGGAGGAGTCGCGGCCTTTCCCGCCAACGACTCCCCCGACTTTCGCGCGTTTAGTTGTTGCCGTAACTCAATTCGAGCCACTCACCGAGAGTAGAGTCGAAGATGAGTTGCAATACCTTCTTATCGCTGACGACCCTTGTGGTAGATCCGAGCTCGAGCTTCGATCCGGTTAAGGTCCCTTCATCTTGGAACGTGATGGTGTTTGTCGCACTCACGCCTTTAATGATCAGGATCTGACCGTTCGTTGCCGTTGCTACGTTTACCGACGGGGTAGACGTCATCAACAGAGGCCCAGAACTCGACGTAAGAACAGCGTAGGAACTCGTCGCGGCTACGGTGGTCGAGACGTACACGCCCGTTGTTGCGGACGCCGTCTTGATCGTGGCTCCTGCGGTAGTTTGGTTTCCCGTTACCGAGGCATTCCCCGAGACCGTTGAGTTCCCCGTAACCGTCTGGTTCCCCGTGACGGCGTTTGTCGCCGTCGTCAGGGTTCCTGTGACAGTCACGTTCGTGAACTTCGTCGAAGCCGCAGAGACGATCTGCGACATTCCGAGCGCCAGTAAGAAGGCAAGCACGTACTGCTTCATGAGTTTGCTCATGGTGCTACCTCCTCTTAGGCTTCGTTCTGGATGACGAACTTCGTGTCCACCGCTCCAACGCCACCGAAGAAGCTGGCTTTGAATTGTTGGATCACATCAGCTTTGAAACCTTCTTCGGTGTCTTGACCCACGCGGGTATAGACTTCGAAGGGCCACACGTCTTCCCATCGGAATTGGCGGTTCGGAGCTCCGTACCACCAAGTCGTCGAGCTCGCGGACAAGTACGGGTTCACGATGATGTCGAACTGTCCTTGTGCGAGGTTAACGTCGAGGTTCGCGGTTCCGAGGTCGCCTGTCGGGTTCTTCTGGAGCTTCTCGGCGGTTGCCAAGAGTCCGGAAGGAACGATCATGATGGGACGATCTCCGAAGACCCAGATCGGATCTCCGTTTTCGTCGGTCTGTGCCATCAATTTCGCGCGGACGGTTTCCCAAGAGCTCGCGCCCCCGAGAGGATTGCTCGTCTGCACGTTCCCGTTGCCCGATGCGTAGAGGTCCGCTCCGCTATAAGCGGTGGCGTTCGCGTCTACGACCGCGTCCCAGATCAAGCGCATCCGTTTCCGACGAGCGGCTTCGCCAACTTGCTTCGCTTGGCGCAACAGTTCTCCGGTCTGATCGAAGAAGATTGCTTCCTTCGTCAGATCCAACAACCCACCGTATTTGTAGTTGTTGATGGTTTTGGCTTTTTCTGATGGCGGCTTTAACTGCGGGTAGTCCTGACGTTCGTTTACTCTCTCGACTCCGGTGACGTTCGTCCATCCGACGATGTTCGAGGTTTTCAACTTAGACGGAACTACTTCGACGAGGCGTCCGGTTTCATCCGGCCACATCGTGTAGCCTTCGATCATCTTCGAAGAGATTAACGACCCTGCGATGGTCGGGAACGCGGATGAAACAATGTTCCCTTCCTCGAGGTGCTCTTCATGACGACCGACCAATGATTCGTACAAGTGTCGGAACGACACCTGATTCGGATCAAGCTTTTTCGACTCGACGAGCTTAGAAACCGCGAGACCGATCTCTCGGTTTACGGCTCTCGACCCCTCTCGAGTACCCGAGGGATTGAACTTCTTCTTAAACGACTCGACTAACTCAATCACGTTCATTTGTTCATTCCCCCTTAGCTTGCTTCGCCGACGAGTCTGATAGACCCCGTCTGCGCTGGCAGGATAAACATCACGTCGACCTCTGTGATGCTCGTGCCACCGGACACCGCCATAGCGACGGGATCGGTTGCACTCTTAGCCAGTTTCTTTTCCGGATCAGACGTATAGAGTTGGAGAAGATCTCCAATCGCCACCGTCGTTGCCGCGTCCAGTTGGACTTTATAGATCGCATGGGCGTTTCGGATCGCAACGGAGATCCGGTCTGCGCCTTGCGTAGCCGTGTGCGCTTCTTTAGCAACCCCGATAAACACCAGGTTGTCGGTCGTAGCCGCGCATGGTTCGATGTTTCCACCGCTAATCTTCACCATGTCGCCTACGTCGACGACTGTCCCTGACGCGATCGGAAGAGCCTGAATCGCTTCGTCTTCTCTTAAGTGTCGTGGTCCGTCGTAGTTACTCATCGTTTCAGTCCTCCTTTATCCCAGAATCGCGCGGGCTAGATCGTCTTCCGACGGAAGCTCGCCTTCGCTCAATTCGGTTTTAGTCGAAGCACCGTGACCTTTGACGACGGGTTCCGTCTTCTTAGGGGCGGGTGTCTTCGTTACTGCTTCCAAGACTTCCTTCTGCGTCTTGATGATCGCCTCGGCCGACTCGGGGCTTACGCCTTCCGATTCGATGAGAGGTTTGATCTTCTCGACGATTTCTTTCGGGAGTCCGGATTCAGCGAGCGCGAGCATCTTGCGAGCTCGGCTTTGAATCTTTGGAGCGTCTTCCCCTGCTTTGATCTTTTCCTCGAGTTCCTTAAGGGTGGCAGTACGCTCGGTCGAACGGATGCTTTCGACGAGAGCGGAGTTGCCCTCCAAGAGTTGCTCGAGGGTTAGCTTTGATAGGTCCATGTCTTCCCCTCCTTGGGTTGATTCGAACAGCGTCTCGTTGACCGACGCTTCCATAACGAGGTCAATCGAGAACGGGCCTTTACCCGCGAAACCTTCCACGAGAAAGACTCCGTTCTCCTCGCGGCCGTGACCTTTGTCACGGATGGACAACCCGACGCCTTGCGACTTCGCCTCGGCTATGGGGATGACCGTACTGCGTACATCTGCGTTCTGGATTAGGTGAAGATCCGCTCTTAGGAAGCGGCCCTCCTCTAACCTGACGTTCTGATAGGTTCCTCCGAAGTCGCGGACGGACCGGACGGTCTCCCCCGCTTTCGGATGGTCGAGAAACATCTTGGCGCCCTCATAGCGGGAGACCGCTTCTTGAAGGACCTTTTTCCCGTATAGCGTCTTGTTGCGAGAAACCTTCTCGCCCGTCAGGAGGAGGACGCCTTCGATGACGCCTCGCTCCTTGTCGATCTTCGAAGACGCCATCGCCTCCGAGAGGTCGAATGTCGAGTCGATCGTTTTGTTTTTCATGGCGGCCTCCTGTACCTGACTATTCCTTCGCCGCGATCGCGTCGATATCCTCGAGGAAACCCTCGAGCTTTTTCGCGACCGTGTTCATGCTTGATACGTGAGCGGAAGTACCACCGCTCGCGCGGACGCGCTCGAGAGCGTTCCGGACGCGGTCCGCGATGTGAACTCCTGCGCGGTTAAACGCCTCGGACGACTCGGCGAACTCCTGTTTAAAATCAGCCGACTGCTCTTTTTTCGAGACCTTCTCTTCCTTCGGTTCTGCGCTTTTGCGTTTCATGTTTTTATTCCTCCTCGCCTAGATATTTCGGATCGATCGTCGGGACGTACCGACACCCGCAATGAGGATGAGCGGGGATCAGTTGATCCGCCGCTTCGGGTGTATAAGGCCCTCCCGCCGCTAACTCGTCGCACTCGTCGTACTCGTCGTGAAGCGGAGAGAGCACGATCTCCCCGTCCTTGATCCACGCTTTATCTTTCGCGAAAGCGACGGTCGCCTTCGTATAAGCGCGGTTCATCTCGGTTTTCGCGAGACGGTAGGCGTTCCGATAAGGCGATCGGTAGACCCCAGGACCCGTCTCGATGTCGAGATCAGAAGCGTCGCGGACTTTCGGATCGACGTACCTCTTAAGGCGGGACGCGATAACCTTCGGGTTCTCCCCTGCGCCCATCCCGTTTGCGACGATCCTTTTAATGTTCCGCTCCGCGTTATTCGTTAAATCCCAAATCCTGTCGGACGGTCGCGTCCCTGCGATCGAGTTCCGCGTGATCTTCCGGACGATCTTTCCCATTGCGTCGCGGTACTTTATGGAAGAGAGCGCGACACCGACGACCGCTCGAGAGGCAAGGTTATATTTCAGTCCGAAGGAGAGCTTTTGATCTTCCGGTTGATTCGCGGACGAGAGCTTGGCTTCGAAAAGGGTTCGACTCTTATCCATCTCGACGCGGATCGATTCTTGGTTCGCTTTAAAGATCGGCAGAAGGGCGTCTCCAATGTTCTTAAAGCCCATCTTCGCGGAGTCGCGGATCGCAGAGTTAAGCCAAATCCGGAGGGACGCTCGGAGGAAGACCGTCTCTTCATGGATGATTTCGTTGATCCGATGGATGTTCCCCCGCTCGTCCGCTTTATCGAGGACCGCTTTAACGACCTTCGCGGTGTAGTGATCCATCATGGCGCGGAGAGCGCGTTGCGCTCCTATGATCCGCGCGAGGAACACCTTTCGCTCGATCTCGTGGCGAGCGGAGACGATCGCCGTCGCTTTCGCGCGGGTAACTCTGGCTTCCTCTAAACTTTTAATGACGACACCCATTTATCCATTCCCTCGACGAACGCCTTCTTCTGAACTACGGTTAGGGCCTTTAACTTCGCCATGATCGAATCGTTAAGCGTCGTGTGCGTCTGCAAGCACTTCGCCATCGCGTCCTCGGTGCAGAGATCTACGCCGCTCGGGTTAACTTTGGCGACGTCGCTCATTTCGCGGCTTTCTCCGACGCTTGAACGTGCTGTCCCATAACGAGCGCGAGGTGACGCTTACCCGCGAGAGACATCCCGCGAATGTGATCCATGATTTCGTTCTCTGCTTGATAGTGAGCGTTCGACGCCCGACTAACTTCTTGCGATGTCGCTTGAGCGAGTCGTTGTTCCATATCGTCTCCTTAGTGGCCTTTGCCGTACGTTCCGTTGCCGAAAAGCGTCGCTTGACCGTTCGGTTCGTAACGTCCTTCCTGCATCATCTTTATCGTCTTCTCGAGGGAGGAAACCCGCTCGAGGAGTTCGGTCAAAATCTTTCGCGCGCCGCGCTGCTTCTCGACCGGAGCGGTCGGTAGGTGATCGGTGACGTCCCAGACGATCGAGTTGACTCCCGTTATCTGGCAGGGACGCTCTCCGACTTCGACGACGACCCCGCGATCCTTAAGCTCCGCGAAGCGTGGCGCGATCGAATGACGTTGAGCGTTCGGGAAGAAGCGGGACCAAAGCTCGCCCTGGGTAAGCGGTCCGTGGTTATAAAGGACCTCGTAGACCTCGAATTGGAGCTTCCCGAGAAGTCCGTTGTCGCGGATATCGTTGTAGGCTTCGATGCTCGTCATCCGGACGGTCATTGCGCGGGAGCTCCTTCTGCGGGAGCGACGTCTTTCTTTTTGCCGACGATCCGGAGGACTTCGCGGGGGTCTTTCGCTTTAAGGACTCCGTCGCGCTCTTCCGGAGAGAGACCCGCGATCATGTCTTGGAGCTCGGCGTCCATCGTTCCGGTATCGAGATCCCCCGCTTGAGCGTTCATAAGCGGGTTGCCCTTCGTCGCGGCTTCGTCCTCGAT